CCCACTCAGGGCTAAAGCTGTTCATACCAACTGCACACTCAGAAACTAATGGATTCATTTGTAAAAATCTACAAATGCCTAATGTGTACTTTCTAACAACCAATTGAAATGGTGTTGAAGAAGCTTGAAATACTCTAACCTTTGACTTACCTACTAAAGTTGGTTCATCCTTTAATGTAGTGGTAAACCAAGGATAATATCTTTGACCTTTCTTATAAATCAAAATAATTTTATCAGCTTCCTCAATGAATTCTTGGTTCAATATCCTCTTATCTTTCCATCCTTCTCCAGTATCTCCCAAATTTTGAGAAAATAACTTTTTACTACCTTTAAACGGAAATCCAATTGAACTTTTAAAATTCATAGAATCAATGAATCTTTTACCAGGTATTCCATTAACGACTTCGTCCCATGATAAAACCTTGACTTCTGATCTCCAATAATCAATATTATCATACAACACTCGTGTTAAAGCATTTACATATTCTATCTTAGACCTGTTAAGAAGTCCAAAAGGAACACCGGGTCTATCAACAACCCATTTCTCCATTCCTATTTCCCAAGGTTCATAAGGTGAATAACCATCTGAACCTTTAAACATAGGTGAGCCCCATTCTAAGTCTAAGTTAAATAACTTTTTAACTTCATCTTTAATGGGGGTATCTCTAACCTTAGATTTAGGAGTCCTATTACAATTATATGAAGAACCAAGAAATTGTGCACAATTATAAGCTTTCATCCTTAAATAACATGATTTCTTCTTAATACATCGTTGTAATACCTTAACTCCCATAACCTCTTTATGAAAATCTCCAGAAGAACTCATAGGAATAATTGTTGGCTTTTGTTCTAATTTTAATTTAGTCTCAATTAAAATATCTTGAGTTGGGGTAACTCCATAAGCTAAAAAACATCCATCAGATCGTATTTGCTCTGAACCTCCAATATGAAATCCTGATATACAAGCCCTTTTGTCGTCAGTAATAACAGGAGACATACATTTTCCTTTCTTGGCGCCCTTCCAAAAGTATCTAATTCCTGGAAAGAAAAAGCCTAAACCACTAGTTGCTCCAAGAGTATAATTTAATTCTTTAATTCCTTCTTCAACCAAATCTCCATCTTCATTACGGGTAAATATACTTCCCGTACGTTGTTCAAGAGATTCGTGAACTGAAAGTGGAAAATAATCAATTAAATTCTTTACATCTCTAGTTTTAGGCTGCCACATCATTGCCAAATCTAAATGGCCTACTCGTAAGCACTGTGTAGGATCAATAACAGCTATAAATTGCTTATTTCCTGAATTCCCTCTATTATGTTTGACAAATAAAAACTTATTAATAGACTTAGGAACAAAATGCCAAGGAATTAATATACAACCACTACACATAACAAAACAATTTGATTGTGCATTAGTTTCTATATTTTTAATAAACCATGTATTATCCTCAACATTATTCCTCAATTCATTTGATGTAATAATTTTTGATGTGGGTAATGCATCTAAAAATGTCTCCGATTGAGTATTAAACCATTCAGCATCAAATCTATGTTTTTTATCACGTTCCTCAATTTCTGAAGGATTAGGTGACAACCTAGATTGAGGCGACATAATCCAACTCTCCCATGCATCCGCATAAAAATCCATAATATGCTCCTTACTATAATAAACTGTAGTAAAGGCTATACATGACGGTAACAATAACTGCCAATCATTATTTAAACCTTGTTTCTTATCTCTGTAATAATTAGAAATTGCTCTAGGGGCTTGTTTAGTCCAAATATCACCAAAAGATTTAAACATCAAACTTGCAGCAAAAATGAAACAAAAAGTTCCTTGTACCAATTTCCTTTTTTCTGGTTCAATGCTAGAATTATAATAAGCTGAAATGGCTGGTATCCATAAACACCAAAATAATCTTGAAT